CGTTGTTTATTGAAGCATTTTTGAATTGCACGTTTGGCATCGCGGGGACCAACGGTGCGACTAATAATTTCGGACATAGCTTGTTTCCTTGTTAAGTTGAAATAAATTTGCTATGTTCTTATTATAAGCGATGTTGCGGTTCTAGTCAAGTGGTTTTTCGTCTGATCGTCTAGCTTTCATGGCCTTCATCAAGCCAAATTTGCGTATATCATCGGAGAACATATGTAGTTCAAAAGCCTTTTTCTCGGAGAAAACAGTAAGACTACGGTGGGTAAGGAAGTATGGGCAGTCTAAAAACTGATCAAAAAAGATAATAATTTGGGGGCTTAATTCGATATCCTCGGTAAATGGAATTTCATATTCTTTCAAATCCAATTCTTTTACCAAAAATTCGTAGCCTTTGTCAGTTAGGCGTAGTCCGCCTTTGGCTTTAGTACGAGTATTTTGCCACCAAATTTTATGATGAAGTTTTACATTGACTTCATCGCAGGATCGTTCTTTAGTAGTTAGGAATATTTTAGTGTATGTTAGACTATTCATCTTTAAGAGTTTGACCAGAAGTTAGTACAACTACGGTAAAGTCTTGGCAATGAAATTCTAAGTTAAGTTTTTTTGCTAAGTTAATAGCATGTCCTGGATTGCTAAATGCTGTTTTTTTATATTTAGGTCCAGGATAACTGACTACACTGCTAAAACTTTTCAAGTTAAAAGGATTATTTTTGTAAAATACGGCCCAAATTGCTTCCGCTTCCAAAATTTGATCTGTTTTGAAATTCTTTTTATTAGTATGTTCTAGTAAAATTTTTGGTTTTGGGCGACTCATGGTATGATCCTGGATAAGTATATTTATCCAAAATCACTGTGAAAAGCCCCCTCCGTCCATCTTCAATTCAATTAAGTCGTTGTTATTATTAGATTTTAATTCTGATAATAGACGATCATAGTCCTGTAGCAATCTAGCATTTACCTCTCCAATAGTAAAAGCTAATGTTTTTGCTGTATGTATATCTAGTTTGATTTCTCTTTGCTGACTCATTGAAGCAATTTTTACCTGCTCAATGAACTGTTGTAAAGGAAAGGTATTAATTGGTTTATTTTGCATTGGCTAATGCTTCCCTAGTTTCTTCTTCAGTCTTAAAAGGACCATAATAAGGATATCTTTCAATGGTAATTAGTTTGGGGCAAAAGCTTTTGACCCAATTTTTAGGAAATTTGATAATATAATGTCCGGCACAAAATAAACTTTTACTTTGATTACTTTTGGTAAACAAAGGCAATTTATTTCTAACATTGTAAATACTATTGAATGGCTCCCATCTAGTAGGGTAGCCATAACATTCGTGTGGTACAGCTCTTGATACAGTGGTGTTAATGTCTTTTATAAAGAACTCTCGACCAAATTCTTTAGTTATGTCTGATTTTTTAGGAAAAACGTATTCACCATTTTTTGAACTCAACATATATTGGTTGTTTTCTTTTTTATGTAATGTGCCTACTTTAATACAATCTTGTTCTACGATCCATAATACACCATCGACAATGGGTTTAGCTTGAATACTGTTCATTTTTTCTCCACAGGATAGTTAGCTTGAAATGCTTCAGCATATTGCTGAATATTTTCAGTAATTCTTTTTAAATCGTATAGATTACAAAACTTCATAAGTCTAATACCAACTTGGCTGATATTTTTAGGTTGGCTGTTAGTTGAAATAGTTTCGTTAATAATTAGTTTAATGTCTTCGGGTTGATGTTTTAAGTCAATAAGTCTGCGATTACGTTCATAATCATCTAATACACGATGTTCTTCTCCGTTATGATCTACCCAACGTTGTAGCATTAAGTTATTCCAAGCAAATCCACGACGATTACGATCATTATATGCTTCTAATAGTTTATTTTTACGCACTTTTGGATAGGCACTGAATACATTGTCAGTGGGATCACCACGCATACATTTTTCAAATAAGACCCATTCTGGATCAATTAGATCTTTTTCCACATTGGTCTTTTTATCAATTACACGTTTGCCTTTTTTATCAAAAATACCTTCGTGTGTATAGGTAGTTTCGGTAATGCCGTTATATTGACGTACATTAGGTGCAATTAATTGAATAAAATCACTGTCTGTGCTAATAATAACATGGTCATCAAGGGGATGACTTTGAATAAACCCAGCAATAAGGTCATCTGCTTCTAGTTGCGGGTTTTGTAATACAGTAGCATTAGTCTTTTCTGATATAAAGTCTTTAAAAGTATCAAAGGCTTCCCAAAAAATACGATCTTCTTCTTGCTCACGTTCGCTGGCAGCAGCTCTAGATTCAGCTCTATTACGTTTATAAGGTGCGTAATAGTCCTTACGCCAGCTTCGACCTTCTAAACAGAACACTAAATGACTACCATCAAAGTCAGTCCAAGCTTTTTTAATGCTGTTTAGGGTAATATGAAAGGCCATGCCCAGTTTTATATCTGCGCTGCCATTAATTGCATGTCTAGAACGAAAAAAAGTATTCGCAGTATCAACTAAAATGTATGTCATTTGACTTCGGAACGTCCGCCACCAAGTTTGTTTATGTTAATGTATCCAGCACCACGACCAACGTCCTGACCTTCTTCGGCTAGCACGTTGCGAGCAAGATCACGGAACCAGCGATCCACAATTTCTTCTTGTGGATCAGCGTCGTATCCGTATCCTGCTTGCTTCAATTGTACAATGAATTCGTTGTTCCAGTCAAGCTCAAAGAAGCCATTACGAACGTTTTCCTTATTGATATGTGTTTCTAACACACCAACCCAAGGTTCGCCACGTTGTGTGGCACGTTCTTTTGGGGTCATTTTAGCAATGGCTTCCTCTTCCAAAGCTCGTTTAGCAGACTCTTCCGCTAATCGTGCTTCTTCTTCTTTGGCTTCTTTTACTTTTTTTATTTGTTCAATAGATTTTTCTATTTTATCAATGCCAAAGATTCTTTTTAAAAATTTTTTCATTTAATAGTTTCCAAATGATAAGTTAACGTTTCCAATGGAAAAATAGGACTAATTTTATTTTCATAAAATTCAGTATATTGTTCAGCTAATGGTATTAATAATTTTTGAAACCAAGTTTGATCAATGCCCTCATTGAATTTTTTACTAAGCATTCTAAATTTGCAATTACTATAGGCATATCTTTCATGATAACTGTGCCCATCGACAAAATAGCTCAATGTGTCAGCAGTAAAAAAATGTGTGTGTGTTGGATCTACACAGGCCCATTTACTACGAAAATAAGGAACAATAACAGTAATAGCGGCATTATTTTTACTGACTCTATGTAATTCTTCCATAGTTTTAACTATGTCAGTCAAATGTTCTAAAACATTATCCATTAAAATTACATCAAAAGTATTGTCGTCAAAAGGCCATGGATATGCATCTAAGTTATGAACTACTGTGGCTCCTACATTTTCATTTATATCAACAGTGACAACTTCATCATATTGATATTCTAAGTGAGATTTTTTACCACAGCCTAATACTAATACTTTTCTCATCATCGACCTGCTAATGGATTTGGATAGGGTTTTGGCCTAATCCATTCTGGTTGGCCTTTAGTAAACACAATCATACTATTATAAAAACAAACAGACCCTACATCTTGGAATTTACTTAATACACCCAAGTCTTCTGGGTATTCATGCCAGTGTACAAAATTTACCATGTCGAGAATCTTTTTAGAAAATTCCATCATGGTCCATTCTCTGCCTACACCATTGCCCCAGTCGGACCAATAACTAGTATGAGTGTCCTCACAGATATAAACTCCGCCGTTGACAATTTTAGGCCATACTGCTAACAAAGTATTAATCTGTTGTTTCATTTGATGACCACCGTCATCAACAAATGCATGAATAGGGCCAATTTTAGGCAGTATCATATTCCAAAAATTTACGTCTTCTTGATTACCAATGGCAATTTCTGTGCCAGGAGTTTGTCTTTCGTATACAGTAGGATCGATATCAATGCCAATAATTTTAGCCTTATCGCCGAAGTATTTTTTCCAAAGTTCCAAACTACCGCCACCTTGGATGCCTACTTCTACAAAGTTAATATGACGATTTCGATATTTTTCAAAGTATTGTTCGTATACAGGCAAATATGACCCGTATTTGTCACAATGAAAAGTTAAGTCATTTTCAAAAATTTCAGTTAGTGTTTTCATTAGGTTCCCCATTCGTTTTTAAATAATGGCACTTGAAGTCGGTCACTGTACCGCCATCCTTCTCGCAAGGCCATCTCTGCCACATTTCTATTATTAAGACTATACACCCGCTCAACGCCACCAATAGGCATAATATACACAGG